TCTAGCCTCTACTCTAGCTCTGTACTCGTCTAGCCTCTACTCTAGCTCTGTACTCGTCTAGCCTCTACTCTAGCAGACTCTGGGAGGCTGTGCAAGCCCTCCTCCGCTTCACCCTGTGCAGCAGGCCGTGAGTCGAAGACTCTACGCTTCTCTCTGCATCCTTCGGGTGCGGCAACGATAGATGTCGAAGGATCAACGTCTTGGCAATAGGGGATGTGTTTCCCTCAGTCATGACGCCGTAGGCATCATTCCCGCTATCACTAGGCATTGAGTCGAAGACTCTAAGCGTTACCTCAACCGGAGAGCCGCTAGCATAGCACTAGCACCCGAAGGATGCAAGGCTGTATATGCAACCAGTGGTAAGGATGCGACAGCCGCCAGCATACAGGCCAGCATACAGGCCAGCATACAGGCCAGCATACAGGCCAGCATACAGGCCAGCATACAGGCCAGCATACAGATGCCCGCTCTGTCGAGCTGACTGCCTCCCGGCTGTGCCCGCCTGCTGTTGATGCCCCGAGAAGGCCCCTAGCAGCCCCGTGGCGGCCCTTGCGGACCCGGGTAGCCCCGTAGGTAGCCCGACGATGCGCCGACGCCTCCTAGAGCCCCCAATCGAGCCGACCGGCCGCTGATAGGCACGCGCCCGCGTGTAGCTGCGCAGCAGCCCGGCGCCCTTCGGGCGTAGCGCCCGCGCAACAACGCGCGGTATCGCGCCCGCCCGATAACGCGCACGTCAACGCACGTCAACGCACGCGGTATCGCGCAGGCGCGGGCAGGCCGGCACGGGCAGGCCGGCACGGGGGTAGGAGCGCAGGCGTAGGTCGGAGGTGCCCCCACGCTATCGTGAGATGATTTGCATTCCACTACGCTGCCGCTATCCGAATTACCCCCACCTACCGCACAGCCTTACAGCACCACAGCGCCAACAATGAAGCCGACGATCAGCGGTAGGGTGTTGACCTTGACGAAAACCAGGGCTTGAGCCTTGAGGGCTTGCCAGTCGATGAGCTTGAGCATGATGTTCCTTGAGAGGCCCGCCCCGAAGGGCGAGCTAGGTTTAGAAGCCGCGATAGCCTTGAGCGTTGACGAACACGCCGCCGGTCACCGAGGCCGTTAGGGTGGCGACTTCCATGAGGGTGGCCGCAGAGCCGCGCAGGGGCGTAGGGAACGTGATGGCCTTGGAGCCCGCAGCCGTGGGGAGCTTGGTACGGTAGATCACCGTGCCAGAAGCGCCGTCACGAACCACGAACTCGGTAGCCGCGCCCAGGGTATCCCAGGTCAGGTCCAAAGCAGTCAGGTAGTTCCGCTCGTTGGCGGCCCCCGCAGCACGGATGGTGACAGCCGTGGTGGTGTTGACGATGCCTGCCGCTGCGCCAGCGAACTGCCAGTCGTTCTCGGCAGAAGCGCCAAGCTTGGTCAGCACTTGGTGGTTGGTACTGATGCCGATGTCACTGGCGTCCCCGTGGACCATACTCGCATCGAGTGTGACGTAGACCTTGCCGCCGCAGCGGAGGGGGTTGCCGGAAGCAGCCGCCGAATGCCCGGACCCGCCGCCAACAATTAGCCCCCCACCACCACCCGCCCCGCTGACCAGGAGCTGGCCGCTGGAGTTGACCTCCAGGGCGCGGGGCTTCTTGGTCGTGGTGTCGATTACGTTTACAGTCATTGGATTCCTTCTGCCCACTCACGGAGGGCCTTCTTGTCGTCGTTGCAGTTCTTGATGCTGTCCCGGAGCCGCCCGATGCCTTGGGCCAGCCCGCCGTTGTGCGTCAGGTAGACCGTGGGCATAGGGCAGTCAGCAAGGAGGTTTGCCGGGGGCTTCTCCCGGACCACAGGCCCAGGGGTAGCGAAGCAGCCGGATAGCGCCAGGGCGGCGCATGCCATTAAAGCCTTCATTCGCCCTTCCCCGTGGCCTTCTGAGTCACGTTGGAGGCGTTGTAGGCCGCCACGAGGGTGCCGATCAGGCCGGCCGTGGCCGCGTCGAGCTTGCCCAGGTAGGCGAGGTACGAACCGGCAACAAGACCGGCAGCAGTGAGCAGGAATTTGCGCGAGAGCAGATGTTTCATGGGGCTTCCAGGGCTTTCTGCACTTCGGCAGGGACGGGCGTTTCGGCCCAGGTGGTGTTGGCCGCCAAAGCGGCGTCGAGTTTCAGCCTCAGCGAGGCCGTTTCCCGGGCCGTGACGGCTCTCTGGCGCTCTCGGGCGGCGAGGGTGGCTTGGAGGCGGTTCGCGGCCTCTACGAGCCCGTCGTTCTGCTTCTTCCACCCGGCAATCTCGGCCTTCTGGACTCCCGCGTTCTTCGCCTGCTGTAGATGCAGCCAGCCTGAGCCGCCCAGGAGGGCGACGCAGAGGGCCAAGGCGGCGATCAGGTACTTCGTCATGTGGGCTCCAGGTCCAGCAGCTCTTGCTGCGAATAGTGCCGGGTCAGCGGCAGGCCGAGCGTGCCAAGGATGGCAGGCGCCCAGCTCATGAACAGCTTGCCGTGGGCCGGGGGGTTCCCGGACTCCCACTCCCACGCATGCACCATCTCATGCACGAGGATCGTGATGAGCGCAGTGCGCGTGACGGGCGCAGCGTCGAACTCCAGGTCGTAGGGCAGAGGCAGGGCTTGGTGCCCATCCTCGTCCAGGACGGTGTTCTTCGCCGGGCGGAGCCACGCGTACGCATTGCGCATCGGGCGCACCGTCACGCGGCGCGGCTCGCGCAGCCCGTGGAACAGCTCAGCGTCGAGCCGGCGCCACCAGTACCGCAGCAGCACCTCGCTCGGGACTACCTTCTGGCGGCCTCGGGCTTCGAGGTGCTTGCGAACGGTCATCGGTTCTCCAGGTCAGTGATTCGGGCTTCAGCAGCCTCCAGCTTGTCGGCCAAGTCCTGCACGCTTGCGATGAGCGAGCTGATGAACTGCTCGTACCGCAGGCCCTGCCGGCTTGCGTTGATCTTGGGGTCACCCCGCGTCCAGGCTGCATGATCGACGCCGAAGAAGTCGATAGCTGCCTTGACATCCTGAGCAATCAGGCCATGATGGGGGCGAGAGCCATCCTTCCAGCGGTACTGGACAGGACGTAGCGCACGAACGAAGTCCAGGCGCAGGGGCTCATCAACGATGTCGGTCTTCTGCCTCTCGTCGGAGGTGTTGATCGTGCCGGTGGCGGCGTAGACGACGGACCAGCGTTGGCCACTGGTGCCAGAGGTGAACGCATTGTCTGTGCCAGGGCGGAAGGAGTCCGTGGCTGCTTGAGCCAGGATACCGCCGTCCGCGCGCCGAAGCTCTACCTGCGTGCCGGAATTGTTCCCGCCAGCGATGTAGGTGATGGCGTTCGTGCCGAAGTAGAGCCGGTTAACGGTGTCGGCGGATAGCTGCCAAGTGTTGTTGGTGAACGCGACCCTACCATCATTGCGCACGGTTAGGCCAACCTGCGCGCCGCCATAGAAGTTCAGCGGGCCGCTCTGGTGGTACATATTGAGTCCAGCAGCACCGCCCTGATTGTGCAGGTAGAAGCCGTTGACGGCACTGCCCTCATTGGGCAGCATGGCGAACAAGGTCTCTTGGCTCCCGCCTACCCCGTTGGCAACCAGTTCCATCGTGCGCCGCCCGACGGTGCTGTAGGTGAACGCTGTGCCCCCGAACATCACGTCGTTGCGCGTCGGCGTGCTGTAGAAGGAGTTTCGACCGGCGACGTAAAGCCGGACGGCTGCTGCCCCATCTGCGCCCAGGGTGACCACGCTGCCGTTAACGGCTGATAGGTAACCGGTGCGGACAGTGTTCGCCGAGTTGTAGAACGAGAAGAACGAGGTGTCGCCGATAGACCGGGCCGTCTCTACACCAAACAGCTCGACCAGCGCACCGCCTAGCGTCGGGGTACCGCCAATGGCGATCGTGCCCTCACGCATTGTCATGACGGGGGACCAAGTACCTGCGTTGTTGTAGGCGCCGAGAGCGAAGTAGCGGTTGCTCGTCGCGCTATCCCACCGGGCCTGGATACCGGGGCCTGCTATGCCAGACCCCCCGAGCAGAGAGTACGTCCGCTGGTTGGTGCGGAACAACAGCGCCGACGTATCGCGTGTGTTGCCGGCGTCTAACGAGATGGCCGCCCCGGTCGTAGAGTTGTCGCCAATCTGGAGGCTGGTGATGGCCGTCGATGGGGTCGGGATGTTCACCGCAGCACCAGCGTAGAACAGGGACATGCGGAGCACGTCGTTGGCGCTGAAGTGCAGACCGGCAGTGCCTTGGGCGTTGATTCCGGCACCGCTTACCGGAATGCCGTAGGACGCCGCCGTGCTGCCGTTAGCCAACAGGTCCAAGGCCCGTGTACCGGCGGCCCTTTTCAGGCTGACGTACGTGGAGTCCGCCGTGTCGCTGGTGCGCTGGATGTTGAGCTGTGCGGTTGAAGCACCAGACGCCGTGACGTTCAACGCCCCGGTCATCGTGTCGCCGGCCTTCAGCACGTATCGCGCATCGACGATGGCGCCGATGTCGGCCGCCGTCACCGCCGCGCTGGCCGTGACCCGGCCCTTAGCGTCGTGCGAGAACCGCCAGAAACCTGCCGCTGCGGCAGTGACGATGGATGCAAGCGTACCCGCAGCCGTGACGTTCGCCGTCCCGTTGAAGGAGGGTGAGGTCCAGGCGAGGTCGCCGGTGATAGCCAGCGTGCGGCCGGTGGCGAGCTGCGTCGCCGAGGCAGCCAGGGTCGCAGTCGCCGCCGAGGTGGCCGTGGCCGCGTTGCCCAGGATGCTGATGGCCCAGGAGCCAGAGGCCCCCGTGCCGTTCTGTAACGGGTAGCGCGCGTCGCCGCGCGCGTTGTTGTGGTACTGCGGGTGGTCGTCAGCGCCCAGCCCGGTGAGCAGGTTGTGCGCCGTGGCGCCGGCAGACGATGAGGCGCTACCAGCAGCCGCAACCGCGAGCGGGGGCGCCGCCTCAGCGCGGTAGACGGGCGCGCGCTTCACAGTGTCCACGTCGAGGTTGCGGAGCGTCACTTACATTCCTCCTTGAAGGGCGCGGCCTCGTGAGCCCGGCGGATTTCGAGACCGCGCAGGCGCTTGCCCTTAGCCATGACCCAGCGGCCGAACTCGTTGCCGGCACCGCAGTAGTCGCCCGCGTTCAGCTTGCGCAGCAGCGTGCTGTTGGCGAAGGCGGTAGGGCCGACGTTGAAGACGAATGAGACGAGGTTGTCGTACTGTGCCTGAGTGACAGGCACCTTGACGAGCTTGCGGACAGCCTCTTGTGCTTCCGCACTATCCACGCTCAGCAGCTCAGCGCATTGGGCGTCCGAGAACAGCTTGCCGACATCGGCGTGCGTGACAGTCTTGATGTGGCCCACGCATACGGTGGGGATGCCAACAGGATCGAGGTAGACCCGGTTGACCTTTGCCTCGTGCTGGACGAGGGCGACGGTGCCTGCCGCTGAGATGGCAAGCGTAGCCGCCAACGCCCGCACGCCCGGCATCGAGGCCAGAGCGCGCAGGGCTGCCACGGATTAGACCGCAGCCTTGTTGCCGGTGGCGACGAGGTTGCCCGGCACGTCGCGGAGGCCGTTCACGACCGGGGCCGTGTAGGTCACCACGTCACCAGCGACGGCGCTAGCGGCAACCGTGATGGCGAGCGTCGTGGCGTTAGTCCAGGCCAGGGCCGTGACAGTACGCGACGGGATCGTCACGGCAGACAGGGCCGGCAGAACCGACGTGTCCATGTTCTCGGCGAACACTACGTTGTAGTTGGTGGCCGAGGTGCGGGTGATAGTCGCCGCAGCGATGGTCGGCGGCGTGGCATCGACGATGCTGGCGAGCTTCGAGGCGCAGTCCGTGAAGAACGCTTGAAGCTGCGCCGCGCTGCGGGTGCGGCCACCAGGGACGCGGCGGGCGACGACTTCACAGCCACTGATGGCCTTGCACGCCTCGATGCGGAGCAGGAGGCCGTTGGACAGAGGACCGGGGGACAGGAGGGTTTCGACGCGCATGGGAATTCCTTTGCGAGAGGCCCGTGAGGGCATGGCCCCGCCGAAGCGGGAAACGGTACGCGCCGATCAACGGCGACGCTTGAGCATGGAGACCTTGCGGCCCCCAGGCGGTTGGGGCAGACCAAGCGGGTTCGCCATGATCTTCTCCCACCGGGCACGCTCCATCGACTTCACCACATGGGCTTGGTCTAGGGCGAGCTGGGCGGTGTAGTGCCGGCAGAGCCCTTCGAGGGCATCCACACGGTCATCGTGAACGAGGGCGCCGGACACGGCACTCATCTTGGCGAGCTGGTAGAACAGGCTGTAGGACAGCCGCAGGCTCGCACTGTAGCGGGCGATGTCGGCGGTGTCCATTGCGACACAAGCCTCGCTGACGATCAGCGCACCCCGGCCCATGATGGGGGCCAGCGTGTTGATGATCCGCCGCTCCTTGTTGCCGGTCACGAGGTCTTCGTCGATAGCGCAGGAGCGCATCTTCTTGGACAGCTCCTTGAGCAGCACCGGCTGGAACACGGCCTTGAACGCACCGAAGCCCATGTTCTTCTCGATCTTCACCCCGGTGAGAGGGAACTCGCAAAGACGCCGGGCCAGCTCCTCCAGCTTCGGCAGCTCGTACCCGCCGGGTAGGCCGCCAACCGCGAGGAGGTGGATGTTGCCGTTCAGGAAGCCGCCGATAGCGTAGGCTGTCTCGTCGGCGTTGGCGCCGCCGGCAGCCGGGTCGATGTAGGCCCAAATGCTCTGGAGTGCCGAAGTCTCCTTCGAGACCTCGTGCGCCGCCGTCATGTGGAAGCCGTGCTCGCCGACCGAGAACTCCCGGAGGTGCGACGCATCCAGCCCGCGCACCACGGTGAGTGGGAACACGGTCGTGGGTAGCATCGGCACCAGCAGGCTGGTCTTCAGCGGGAAGCGCAGCGCGTCCATCATGGCCGTGCTGAGCATGTGCTGGAGCTGGAAATACGCCGCGCCTTGGTCGCGCTCCTTCTTCTGGAGAACGTGCTCAGGCAGCAGTTTCGGGTCGATGGCCTTGCCCTGGTCTCCCAGGTAGCCGCCGCCGGAGCGCAGCGTCGGGTCCGCGTTCATGCGGGCCACCAGCAGCGGCGCCAGAGCGGCGCCGTAGTTCTTCTGCTGCTCCTCAGTCGGGTAGCGTCCCGGCCAGATGCGCGTCACCACGCCCCGGCCCGGCAGGCTGTTGTAGATCGACTCCTGCGTCTGCGGCGTGCCGAGCCACAGGATGCGGCCGAGAGAGCAGATCGAGGTGAAGTCCTTGGATAGGTGCAGCAGCTTCGCACGCTGTGTGCCGGTGGCCCCGTTCTTCGAGGACTCAATATCGTCCGCGATCAGTAGGTCGGCGCGCTTGCCCTGGAGGTTGGAGTCGATACCCACGCACGCCACGCTCGGGCTCTTGTCGATGCCTTTGAGGGAGTGGTGGATGTCGAACGCTTCGACGCTCTCGCGGTCCCCGGCCATGCGGTCAGGCCGCAGGCACTCTAGGATGTCCACGTTCAGGATCAGCCGCACGATGAGGGTCGAGATTTCGACCGCCTGCGTGCCGCCGGCTGAGATGATGAGCACCCGCCAGTGTGGGTTCTGGATCAGGCACCACACCGCGTAGATCGCGCAGATGGTGGTCTTGGCTTGGCCGCGCTGGGCCTGCACCATGAGGTACTGCGGCCCGAACGCGATGAAGCCGGCGATGTCTCGCTGGATGTCCGACGTGTCGAAGCCCAGCTCCGCCATCATGTCGGTGAGGAAGGGGATGAAGTCGGCGTAGTGCCGTTGCAGCTCCCTTACCTTCTCCCACCGGATGGCGCTGTCGGCCGCGTTCTCGCGGGCCTTCACTGCATGCCGCCCACACCAAGGTGGGCAAGGGCTTCAGCGGCCTCGTCGAGCGCGGCGGTGCTGAGCGGCTGGCGCTGCTTGGCGCGCGCCGCGAGCTGTGCCTTGAGGCCGGACAGGGCCTCGTTGGTGTCGGCGTCGGCGGTGATGTTGTTGTTCTTGAGGAACGTGACCATCACGGCGAGGTCGGCCGCCGTTGCCGGCACGCGTACAACCTCGTCTTCTTCCTTGCCCTTGACCACGACCTCTCGGCCATCGGTTGCCAGCTCGACGAAGACCTTGGCTACGGCCTCGTGGAGCAAGCCGAGCTGTGAGCTTTTGGCTGCCACGGATTCTCCTTCATGTTGTCTCTCGCCCAGCGAACGGCGAGCACTTGCCCCATCAGGGTGTGGTGGTTGTCGTGCAGCCCACCGGGCCGCTTGTTCCAGAGGTAGCCCACTTCGGGCATGTACGCGGAGCTGTGAAGCGCAAGCGCGTGGTACAGCAGGAACTCCGGCCAGTAGGGGCCGGGCTCCAGGAAGCCCAACGCCTGCCTCGCCAGGGCCGTGTCGCACAGGGCGAGGTGGTGTACCAGCAGAGGGTTGGCGAGGTGGCCTTCACGGGTCCAGTGGCCGCCTGTGCGGCGCGCGCCGTTGACGCGCTCGTCCGTGTGTACCAGCGCGACATGGGCGGCGCGATCAAACAGCGACAGGTAGCCCGGAGGCAGCTCATCGGTGTCGTCCAGGAAGAAGAACCGGGGCGTGTCCACGAGGCGCACCGCAGCAGCGCGCGAGGCGAACTGATCTGCGGCGTTCTCGATGGTGGACACGTAGTTCAGCACCTTGACGCCAGGGAGTCGGCGGCGGATGGGGTGCTTCGAGAGCACCACTGCGGTTACTGCGGACCCCATGCGGAGTCCGTGTAGTAGCCGAACTGGTCTACGGTGGTGAGCACCAGCCGCTGCCCGTTCGGGACGGGCACGCCGTCAAGCGAGCACCCGAGGATCAGGACACCGGCGTTGCGGTTACCGCCCCAAGGAACAGGCACGGGGGTCATGCCGTAGTAAACACGGACTTGCGGCGAAGTATCGTTCATCAGTACCGGGGGACCGTCACCGTTTACTCCGGGGGTCCAGGATACGATACTCCACTTAACCGAGCCCGCTGTGTATCCGACAATGCTGGCGTATACACCGTTGGTGAACGGGGCTGCGGATCCGCCATAGTCAGGCCCCATGCTTCCGCTATTGGTGTGGGCCGCTAGCCCGTTACCGACTTGGATGTCGTTGTTCCACCCAATAATCGGGGGAGGCGGAGGCGGCGGGGTGTTGTTCTGGCTGGCTTGGTTACCTAGAACCCACTGCTGTACCGCCGTCATTACTTATCCTTTCGGACGCGCCACCACTTATCCCTCACGAGGAAGAACAGTTGGAGCACCGTGTATATGGCGGTGAGAATCAGCACCCACTCGTTCAGAGATACGCCGAACAGCGTGAGCCCAGATACCGTAATTGCCGGAGTGGCCTTGACCGCTTCCGTTGCGACTTGATGTTGGGTATCCATTATGAGACCCGGGTAACGAGGCCGGCGATCATCCACGAGCCCGAGAGGACTTGGTTGATCGTGGCCGACTGCTTGGCGGGGAGGGTGAATACCGTGCCGCTGGTGGGCACGGCGTTACCTTGGAGGTACGCGATCTGGCCGCCGGCAAAGGTGATCGTCAACGGGCTCACGCCCCAATTGATGATCGTGCCGAGGAAGCTCAGTGGCAGGGTGGCAGGCACGCTGACGCTGGAGCTGTCCGTCTTTAGGTGGCCCCGGCCGTTGTCGATGGCGCTGACGGCCGAGCTGCCGGTGTAGGTCTGAGACCGCAGGGCCTTGAAGCCCAGGTCTTCGATGCTCACGCCGTCAGTTTCCAGCAGCACGGTTTGCTGCGTGACGGTGTTGGCGTCGATGCTCTCGGCGATGCCGAAGATGGCCTGCTTGTTGCTCGTGTCGAGCGACACCTCGCTGACGTTCGCGCCGTCCTCGTAGTTGACGATGGGCGTGATCTTCGGCGTGTCTCGGTAGATGACGAACTTCTGCGCAGTGGCAGGGATCGCAGGGGTGATGCTGAGTTGATTGGGGCCGATGAACATGCCATCGGTCACGGTGACGTTGACCAGCGTACCAGCTTGGTTGATGTAGTACGCCTTGACGTGCGACCGTTCGATGTACCCACCTTGAAAGGTGAAGTTCCAAACGGTTTGCACACCATCGAGGTCGCCCCAATGGTTCTGGCTCAGCAATGCTTGAATTAGGGTAGCCATTGAATAACCTCGAAGGGAATAGAAAAGGAAGCCAAGGCACCAGTCGAAACTGGAAACCTTGGCAATAGGGGAATTTAATCCCCGAGCGCGTTGATAGCTGGGATGATGAACGGGATACGGCTGCCCGGTAGTAGCTTGAGCGCCTTTTCAGGATCGTCCAAGTTCTGCGCAGCCTGCCATGCATCGTCCACATAACCCGCCGCCGGGGCGATCAGGTTACCTACGAACGTCTTGTTGGCGCCGGAGCGCCCGCCGGTTGTCTCCCCGATGCTGGGGGCTACCGCAGTCAGCGCGTCGAGGAAGTCCCCGGACAGTCCGCTGAGCGCGACGTAGTTCAACGTCGCTCTTGCAATCTGCCCAAAGGCAAGCTGCTTCTCCAGGTATTCCTCCTGGTCGGACCGGCCGATACTGGCCGTGTAGACACGGGCCATGTAGATCGGCGCCGCGATGCTCATGCTTCCCAGCAGGAGCCCGAGGGCCTTGGCGGTCCCCTGGTTGTTGCGCTGGCGGCCCCACTGCTTCTCCATCGAGGTGATCGAGAACGTGCGGAACTGCGTCAGCATCTTGAGCCAGCCGCTGTGCGCCCACTTACCCTGCTCACCGATGAAGGTGCCTTGGATGATCTGGCTGACTCCACGGTGGACAGCCTGAGCGAACTCGAAGCCGGCGTCCTTGTCGCGCGCCTTGGTGAGGTCGAACTCCACCAGCCGACCGCCCTCGAACTTCGCAATCTCCGACAGGTCCGGCCCGAGCCGCGCGCGCAGCGAGGCGGTGATGCCCATGTCCGCAAGGGCTTGATCTTCCTTGCCCTCGGTCATGTAGCGTGCCGCCTTCGCCACGATCTGCTCGGCCATGCCGCGCTGCTGCGACGAGTGAACCGCGCGCCACAGGCTGACCTTCGCTTGAAGGTGGCCGGCGCCGCGCAGCACGCGGTCGGTGGCGGTGATCGTGTCCCGGCCGTACGTCGGGTAGACGTGATCGGGGGCGTCGAACGGGAACACCATCTTGTAGGCACTGGTGCCGAACTCAGCGCCACCCACCACCTCCAGGCTCTTGAGCAGGCTGTTGTCCACCTTCTGACCCTTGGACAGCGCGATGATTTCCCCGCGCAGTCTCGGGATCGAGGTGACCGCAGAGAGCGTCCGGCCGACACCGACGTGCGCAATGGCGTTGATGAACTCGGCGAACTGGTTGAACACAATACCACCCAGGCGGGCGACGCTGTTCAACAGCCGGGCGCGTTCCATCCACTTGCCCTCGACGGTGCCGAAGGGCTCACCCAGGAACTCGGCCGACACTTGATCGAACGCCTCCAGCTCGCGCGGCTGCGCGGCCTTGCCGTCCTCGTGGTAGCCCATCGACCGGCGCAGCAGCGCCAGCCCGGACTTGCCCATGATGCCGTGTCGGGCCAGGGCAACCTCACCGCTGACCCGCTGCGCCTGCCCCCGGAGGAGCATGAGCTGGTCTGTCTCGAACAGGTCGATGAGCTTGAACTCTGACCCATCCTCCAGCGTGTGAGGTGCGTTCAGGTCGAGTTGGATGCGGCGCTTCGTGTAGCCCGGTGAGCCGCGCATGAAGCGTTCCATCTGCGCCTTGACCTCTGGCTTCGTCAGGCCCATCGCCGTCAGGGCGTCTTCCACGATGTCAGCGGCGCCAACTTGGTGGACCCCGGTGGTGGAGTCGTAGGCGCCAAGGGCGCGCTGCTTCACCCGGTCGATGTACTTCGCCGCGAGGGCATCCGAGAACGTCATGTCCCAGCCCTCGATCCCGATGAACTGGTCAACCAGCGTGCTGTGCAGCAGCTTGGTCTGCTCGGCCGTCATGGCGCGCACCTTGCCCGAGGACATCCGGTGAGGCATGTACCCCTTGCTCGACTCGGGCAGCGATGCCCAGCCCAGCGTGCGGTGCTGGGTCTGCGCCCCGCGCATACGCTCGTAGGCAGCCTCCAGGGCATTCGCCGCGATCTGTACCTGAGCGTGCCCCTGCGTGTTGCTGTTGCCGCCCTTGCGGGCTTCAATCTCCGCCGCCACGTCGCGGTTGAAGCGGAGCCACAGGTTCCCGTTCACGAAGTCATCGACCGCCGTGCCGCCCTGCTCCTTGCGCCAGATGGCGTAGGCAGACTGCATATCGTTGATCGTGTTCCCCATGAACGCTTGCTCGTGCATCCACTTGCTGATTGCCGCCGTGCTGTTGCGGTTGCCCGCCACGTTGGACGCATCCTCCAGTAGCTCACTCGCCACCATACGGACGACCGGGTTCTTCGAGGACAGCATGATGAGGCCGGTGGATGCCACGTTGAACACGCTGTTGTCGGTGAAGTTCTTAACCCGCTTCATCCAGGCTTCGTCCATCGGGTTGGCCTTCTCCCACTCGGCGGCCTTCTTGTGCAGATGCAGGATGGCCTTGGCCTCTGCCTTCTGCGCCTCGCTGCCCACGGGCAGGAGGTCGATGCCCCGCGCCGCCGCGAACGGGTCTTGCGTCACCGCCGCGCTCTCGGCGCTAGGGATGACCAGCCCGGTGTCCAGGTACTGGACGTGGCCGGTGGGGATGTCGTCGGCCTCCTTCAACGAGCCCTTGAGCACGCGGTCGAAGAACTCGTCGAACGCCTCGTCGGCAGGCAGGTAGCCCTTACCCTTGGCGTACTCCCACAGCTTCTTGGCCTGCTCCCACAGTGCCTTCAGGTTGGCGATGGCCCCCTTGTTCAGAGAGAACCCGGCGTCCTCCTCACGGATGCGCCGCTGCACGAACCGCACGAACGCCTCGGCCGTGTACTCGTCGAAGCTGGCCGTGTATTCCTCGGCCGGTAGCCGACTCGGTAGCTTGTCCGGGCCGTTGCTCGCTGCGTTGCTAGACCCTTCATGGAACCGCTTGAATCGTGCCGACCCGCTACCGGCCTTCAGCTCAACGAGGAAGTCCCCGTGCTCCTTGACCATGCGCGACAGCAGCCCCGGCGGGATGTCCCGGAACTTCTCGTGGAAGATCGCGTGGCCTACCTCGTGGACCGCCGTGGTGATCGCCTGGGTCGGCGAGCCGCCTGTGGGCCGCAGCCCGATGAAGTGCGTGTTGCCGGCGGAGATGATCTTGCCGTTGGCGAAGTTCGCCGCGCCGGTGCTGGCCTTCATCTCGCTGTCAACGGCCAAGCCGATTGCGGCCCGGCTGTTCGGGAGGAACTGCTCGAACAGCTCCTTGGCTGCAAGCGCCGCCGGCCGTGCGGCCGCCAGCAGCTTCGGCCCAACGATCACCCGCTCCGGTGACTTCTGGAGCTGGGACCAAGTGACGCCCTCCGACAGACCCGTGGTCTGCCGCAGCACCACCGGGTTCGGCTCGTCGGTCATGATGAGCCGGTCGGACACGTTCTTGTAGTTCTTGTCGAAGAACGCCGGGTCTTCCTGAGCGAACGTCTTCATGCCCGCTGTCAGCGCGGCAGGCGCGCGGTCGGCCGTTGGGGTAACCTCCTCCTCAGGCAGCAACCGACGGCTCTCGGGCAGCCGCGCCGCGAGGGCGCCTTGCGCCACGCCCTTCGCTTCGGCCGCGTCGAGCCGGCCCATCTCCGCGAGGAGCTGTTCCTTCGTCGCGCCCTCGGGGAGGTTCTTCTGCGCGGCAGCCAGCAGTGCCTCGCTGCGCTTCACGGAGTCGGCCAGGGCCTTCTCGGTCACAGCGCGCAGCGCCGCCTTCTCGCCCGCGCTGTAGCCTGCCGCGCCGGCCAGGGTGGCGGGGATCAGCGACATGGCGGCGGCAGCGAAGTAGTCCGATGCGCCCCGATGTTCGCCGAGTGCATCCTGCGCCGCCTCGTTCAGCACGTTGAAGGCCGCGTTCTCTGCGAACGCTGAGCCGGCCGCAGCAGCCGACCGGCCTTGGGAGGCCAGAGCCACAGAGCCGACACCCGCGAGGGCGAAGGTCTTGGCCGCAGCGTAGCCGCCGAGCACGTTGACCGGATCGCCCAAGCTGGCGACGATGGACCAGCCGAGACCGGACCACGCCCCGGTGGCGAAGATGTCCTTCTGCGCTTGGAGCTTGTCCTGCTGCTGGAACAGGATGTACTCCTCCTCGGCCTTGGAGCCTGCCGTACGCAGATCGTCCATATCGTCCTCGGTCAGACCGGGCCGCTTGAACAGCTCGGGGCTGGGCGTGTATCTCGGGTCGGCCGGGAAGTCCGGCTTGACGTGGCGCCGCCAGAGCGTGCCGGGGAGGGTCTGGTAGAGGGAGGCCAGCCCGATCTTGTCGGCAGCCGTGATCGACTGCCGGCGGGCCTCCTCGCGCTCCAACGCCGCGCCGCCTTGGACGGCAGCCTCGTAGACCGGGTTGCCCACAATCTCCGGCACGGCCGGGGGCACCAGGGAGGCGACGCCCACCTGGGCGGCCTGCTCCGGCCTGCCCTGCATCTGCACCGCCGCCTCCGCGCCGAAGGCCAACCCCACCTGAAGCGCACCCTCCTCCTCGAAGGGCGTCAGCTTCGGCTTGACCGTATCAGCCTTGGGCGGGCGATCCACGACAGAGGCCGTCCAGGAGCCGTTGTCCACCAGGGTGCTACCTGGGGTGCTCCTCGCTCCGGCTGACGCCACCACGGGGCTGGAATCGCTTCCAAACGGGGTTCCATCGGCAGGCTTACCCATGCGGGCACTGGCCTGTTCGATGTACTGCCCCACCGTGGGGTGGTCCGGGTGCTTCTTGTTGCCCCAATGTCGGTTGATGGTGCCGTCAGCATTGACGACCTTCTCCCCCGCGTAGTAAGCAGCGAACACCTTGGCCGGATCGTCGTTGAACTTCTCCGCGAGACGGTTGACCTCGGCGATCCCGGCGGCCTTGGTGTGCTCCGGGTTGCCGAAGTCGTAGTCTTGGGGGATCAGGCCCAGACGCTTCAGCCCATCGAACGTGCCCTTCTGCACCTGCATCGGGCCAGTCACGCCTTGGTCGTTGACCTTGGACGTGTCGGCCCTACCGCTGTTGCTCTCTTGCCCGTAGATGGCTTCTGCCATCGCCTTGCGAATATCGCTCATCTCACTCCTTCTTGAACATCGGCTGACGCTTGTAGCCGGTAGCCTTCCGGCGTTCCACATCGGCCGCTAGGGCACGCTGCCCCGCTGACACGTTCTCGGGGGTGTAGGTAATCGGCGCGCCGGCATGCAGCTTGACCGGGGTGTCGCGGCGAGCCTTGTCGGCCTTGTACCAGTCAGCAATGTCGCCGCTGTTCACCTCGGTCGTCTTCATCTCGCCGTCGTCGTCCACGTAGATCACGTAGTTGGCGCGCATGCTGTCGCCGCTGTCGGCGCGCATGATGTGGACTCTGCGGTCCTTGAACCACTCGCCAGGTGGCAGGCCGGCAGCCTTCAGCTTCTCGCCGACCGCAGCGCGGAACGCCCGGCCTTGCCAGTCAGCCGGTACGCCGCCGTCCGTCAGGATCGAGGACAGGTCTTTGTTGCCCTTGTGGTTCTGGACAGCGAAGCCGCCCACCACCTCGCCGCCGTTGCGCCGCCACGCCTCGTATGCCTGAGTGGCAGCCGAGCCGGCGTTGGCCGCGTAGGGCAGCCGGCGCTCGATGTCCTTGGACAACAGGCCAGCGAGCTTGTTCAGCTCGGCATCCGGCAAGTCGATCTGTCCGTCCATGAACTCCGGCATGCGGGACTGGAGGTGGCCCTTCAGCGCGCCGACCGCAACCTTCTGGTCTTCCTTGCTCACCTTCGACAGCTTCAGGTCACCAGCGAACGCCTGCTGGAATGCGAACACCGCCATCGCAGGGTTGCCACCACGGAGGTCGTGGTAGGCCCGCATGCGGATGTCCTGGTTGCCGGCGTACGCATCGGCGGCGCTGTCGGACTTGGCCTGAATGGCGGCCCAAGAGCCGTAGGCCGCTTCAATGGCGTCGGGGTTACCCGTCTCGGCCGCCGTGCGGATCATGCCCTCAAGGCGCTCCTTGAACTTCCTGTCCACCTTGCCGTTGTTCTGATAGACCTGGACCTGGGTGTCGAGCAGCTTGTCCGGCATCGTGTTGCGGATCAAGTCCCACCCCTTGGCGATGTTGTCCTCGCTCGTGATGGTGTCCGGGTAGGTGCCGGCCAGGAGGGCGCCGCTGGTCTGAGTGACCGTGCGAATCTCCGCCTCTTGCTTCTCCAGCTCCGTACGCGCGGCCTTGCCGGCAGCCTCGCTCGCCTTCATCGCCTCCTTGCGTGACTGGTAGATCGTCACGCCCAAGGTCTCCAGCGTCGAGGTCTGCTCGCTCGCCGGGATGAACGGCTTGGTGCTACCGGTCTTCGCCGCGTACTCCGCATTGATGCGCTTGATTTCGGCGAACAGTTGCTGCTTCGTCGCGTCGTTCTCGCCAGTGCGGGCGCGCTCGCGGATCAGCGCGATGGCCGGGGCGTAGTCGCCATCCGCCCGTGCGCGCATCTTGTTCTCGCCCTGCTCCACCGCCTTCTCGACGGCGAGCACTTGCTCGGGCTTGAGCAACGCGTTGATGCCGATACGGGTGCCAGGGTTGGCCGGGTCTTCGACGCCTTCCATCAGCGCCGTGATGGCGTGGAAGTTGCCGCGAGTCGCCATACCCACGAGGTCTTTAGTACGAGCAGTCTGCCACGCCTCGATGTCCTGCCCGGCGGCGGGCCGGAAGCTCTGCACGAAGTTAAGCCTCTGCGACGCGAACTCCTCCGGGGTCACGTAGGCTTGGCCGTCAGGCCCGGGAACAGTACCCTGCCCGGACTTCTGAAGGAGGTCCGCCAGAGCCCCAACACTGCGGCTCTGCGCGGTGTTGGCCTGCTCCTGCCGCCAGCCATAGTGCTCTTTGGCCTGCCGCTTCATCAGCGCCGGCAGGGTCTTGTTCAGGCTGTTCATGATGACCAGATCGGTCGGCTTGTCACCGGTCAGCGAGCCGGTCACGCGCTTGGCGAAGAACTGCTGTGCGCTGTCGGCGTCCATCTCCCGCAGCTTGGGCATTTCGTCTTCGAGACTGCTGATTGCGTTCGCCACGCCGGCCTGCGCGTTGTAGGCCCGGGCGCCCTCCACGGCATCGGCGTTGCCGAACACCTTGGCGTACCACGGCTGGGTCTCAGCGATGTCGGCGATGGCCTCGCCCTGCATCGCCTTCTGCATCCCGACGATGTACTGCTCGGTCTGCATCTCCTTGATCTTGGGGGCGATGAGTGCCCCGCCGATCTTCATGAGTGCCGATAGCGTCTCGTCCGGCGCACGGGTCGGGACTTGCTGCGCCGAGCTGGTGCTCGTGGCGGCCCGGCCGGCGTAGCCCGCACGGGCCTGCACAGCATCGGGCCTCTGGAGCACCGGCACCTTGTTGTCGGCGCTCACCGCGAAGGTGACCTTCTGGCCGAAGCCTTCTGCCGGTGCGCCTAGCGTGTTGTCGTTGCCTGCCATCAATCACCCCCGAGTCGGAATCCGCTGCTCTGACGAGCGAACGAGAAGCTGTAGTTGGTCGAGCCGTCGTTGTTGTAGACGTTCGTGTCCGCGTTTGCGGCCCGGAACTCCAAGCCTTCGTGTCCGTTGCTCGTGCGGAAGCTGCCGGCAGTGCCTAGAGAGTAGTCCACGCTACCGTCCCGGTTCCACACCGACCGGTCTCGGCTGGTGTCCATGCGGTTGTTGCCCAGGTACACCGACGAGTCGCCCCTCGGCGAGTCAGGCTTCTGGTTGCCGCCCTCACCGGTGTAGCCCATGCCCGCATGCGCGCCCCGAAGGGCTGTGGCGAACTTGCCGTACTTCTCCTCGTGGGCTGCCACGTCAATGCCGTAGTCGAGGCTGTCCATGATGATCGACGAGTCCAGTCCCTGAACTGCCTGCTGCATCATGTCGCTGGCGCGCAGCGCCGCGTCGTACTGCATCGTGTCCTTGAACTGCGCAGCCGCTTCATTGGACCGCGCCTGACGCAGCGAGGTCGCCGCGTTGATGAGGTCCACGGTGTCGCCGCCGATGCCGGTGGCAGCTTGCGCCGCCAGGGCAGCACCCTCCTCCTCCGCGTCGCGGATCGAGGACTCGAAGTTGCCGGCGAGCACGGCATCGGCCTGCCGGTAGTAGTTCGTGACGTGCGCGTCGAGCGCATCGCCAGCGGCCTCCAGCCGGCGCTGGTTGTTCAGCGACTGAACCCACCGCTCCAGGTTTCCCTGTGCAGCGGTCAGCTCGTTGCCTGCCGCCCTCGTGCGGTTGCGAGCATCTGCGTTGGCCGCATTGACGCGGTTGCGCGCGTCGATGTTCGCGTTGGTCAGGGGGAGCTGGTCGAGAGCCGCAGCGCCTCCTGCGATGGCATTCCACCACATAGTTGAAGCCTCCTTAGAAGCGTTGGAGATACGCCGCCGCTTTGGCGAGTAGCTCTGGTTTGTCTTTGAAGGCCCCAAGGCCGATGTTGCACTGCCTGCACATAAGGGCTCGAACTTTTCCAGATGTGTTACAGGTTTTCAAAATCTGGTCGTCCTGTTGAAGAACTGACCAACCCACTCCACCGAAGTGATCGTGAGAGGCAGCCACTTGCGGGCTTGCAGGGATACGCTGTAGTCGCGCGTCTCGCACCCAACGGGTACGCTCTGCTTCAGGCTGGTGACGACTTCCCGGCCAACCACGTTGTTCGGGTCGCCGACTACCCGGCCGTTGTACTCCGTGTCCTCAGCACCGCTGCGCGTCGTGATCGTGGTCTTGAAGCCGGAACTGTCCGCGATGCTGACCGCAAGGGCCGTCACCGTGAGCTGCCCCGACAAGATCGACACGCCGTTGCGGTCCTTGCGGTACGGGTTGGTGAGTGTGACGAAGGCCGGGAAGTCGAAGCCGGCCACGCCGCCGGTAGCGGAGGGGAAGTCCAGCAGGAGCTGGGCTTTGGTGCCCCAGGTGCTGCCGAGCAGGCGGTAGACCGTCGTGTGGTCGTAGGCCACGCTGAGGTTAGTGCCGGAGGTCGATGCGTTGATGCTCGTGCCAACGCCTGTGCCGGAGGGCCAGGGCCGCTGGCTGTCCAGGTACGGCAACAGGCTCAGCTCGGTCGTCAGGGGCACAAGGTCCGCGACGGACCAGAGGCCCGGCGTGCCGTCGTTCTGAGGCGCGCTGCGCAGCGTGAACACCAGCAGGCCGGCCGGCGTGCGGCTCATGCCGATGATCGGCCCAAGCTGAGCGGCGAAGTCCCACCGATGCCAAGCGTCCTGCTTACGCCCGTCCGCACCGTCGATGTAGTGGAACGTGTAGATGCTGTTCCGGGCACCGGTACTCCGGGCAAACAGCACCGCCGGCTTGGCGTGGTCCGCCAGCTCGATCACGTTTCCCACGATGTACGTGTTCAACTGGCTGCTGATGTCGAAGGACTCAGGGCTCTCGACGTTCTGGCCGGGCCGTACTTCGTGCAGCGAGCTGGAGCGCACCCCACGCTTGGCGTAGAAGATCAACCCGCCCACCGCCAAGGGCGGCGAATCAGCGGCATCCGCATGCGCAGACATCGGCACTAGGTTCGCGTTCGTCGGGGTCAGGGGCACGCGGCCCGAGACGACGTACTGGTTCTTCTTGCCGAAGATCACGAGGTCGCGGTCGTAGCTCACGCTGTACCGCATCTCGTCGTCCTGCTCAGACTTCGGCAGCCACTCGATGGGGTCATCGCCGGCCAGAGTCAGGATGCTGCCTCGGTGGAAGTTCAGGTAGTCCCCGATCACGCTCGCCCGCAACACCGCGCTGGAGCCCACGATGAGCCTGTCCTGGAAGACTCCGAGGTAGCTGATCTTGCGGCCGATGAAGAACGGCAGCGGGCTGCTGTCCAGGTCGCCGCAAGTGCTCGGGCTATAGGTCGGCGTGTCCGCCGCGCTCAGCGCGTCCATCAGGGCCGGGCTCGAAGCGAGCAGCATGTTGCCGCCTTCGGCCGTAGCGAACTGGAGCATCTGAGTGATCGTGGTCTGAACGCCCACACCCTCTACCCAATAGACCGGCACGTAGCCAGTCACGTTGGCGAGGTCTTCAGGCACCGCGCGGAGGTAGAAGCTCTCGTCTGCCGAGCGACTGCGGACCTTGACGATCTTGCCGACATGATGGACGGTGCTGACCTTGCCCACGTCGGAGATTTCGTTGTCCACGCCACGGATCAGCGAGTCGTCCCCGCCGTCGCCGCACTCCACCTTGACGTAACCTGCCAGGACCAACGTGCTGCCGGTGCGCGCTGCGCCGGAGATGCCGGCTGCGATGGCGGCGAGACGTAGCTGTTCACAGATCGCCTCGGGCTGGATGGCGTCCGCCGACGTACCGATCCAAGCCGTGACCCGCGAGTTGTAGTCGTTCGTCAGGTCGCCCACCGTCGCCGCGTAGTTCGGGTTGGCGAGTGTCTTCAGGTGCGTGTAGTTCAGAGTGATGTCTACGGCGCCGACGTTACCGGCGGAGAACAACACGGTTGCCGCGCCCGTGTTCCACGAGTATTGCAGCGCGGTCGTCGGCAGGGCCGGGTACACGTTGGTCATCGTGGTGCCACCCTTCTTGGCGGTCAGCACTGTCGGGCTCCAAGCGCCCCACGATAGCGTGAACGTCCGGTCGGCCTTGACGTAAGCGGCCTCATTGTCAGTCACTGTCCCGCCGGCCGGGTCCAGGATGTAGAGCGGGACTACGCTGGTGTCGAGCAGTTCCTGGTAGCTGCTGCTCGGGGTCGTGTATTGGAAGGTGATCGGGCTGCCGATGGCCGGCGTGGCGGTGACCTTGTAGGTCCGGCTGTAGGCCCCGCCACGAATCCAGACCACGGTGCGCTCAGCGTTGGTCGGCGCGCTCCACAGGTCCATGGTGGAGGCTGCGGGCAGGACGGTGTTGCCGGCCATGAACACGTACCGGCCGACCGCCGTGATGGCGCTGACGCCGCCGGCTTCGAGCTGATCGAGCACCGGGTCCACCGCGTTGCGCACGGTGGGCAGGAACACCTTGTCCGTGCGGTTGTAGGCGACCATCAATGGCAGCGTCGAGCCAGAGGCGCGTGCCTCACGGCGCACCATGAGGACGTACTCCTTGCCGCCGTTCTCGTACTCGAAGGTCTGCCAGCCGGCCGTGTCCGCCGTGAAGTTCGGCATCAGCGCGGGGTCGAGGCCAGTCAGGCGCTCGGCCTGAAGGATGCTACCGTGACGGCGCGCAAGGCCCTCGACGGGATCGGGCTGCATGTTCACCTGTTCGGTGTGCTGCCCGGGGAAGCGGTTGTGCGGAACCTGCTGGCTCACGCCACGCACGAGGTTCGCGTAGGAGTCGGCGACTTTCATGGGCCTCCTGTTATCGGGTGAACGGGCGTACGCCGCGAGCGCGGAACTTGATGCGCTGGAGGCGAAGGTTGCTGTGGATCATGTTGGCCCGGGACTCCCGAGTCTCTTGTGCCGTAGCCTCGATCTGCGCGATGTCCCGGTCTTCCTTCAGATCACGGGCCTTGGCCGTGTCACCGTCGTACAGGGTCTGGAACTTCGCCACGGCGGCGGCTGCGATGTACTGCGCCACGACCTCAGGCACTTCGTCGAACGGGACGAGGCGGATCAGGGTCACCTCGACAGGGGCCGTGAACACGTAGTCCCCGGTCTCCAGGTTGTAGAGGCGGTCGCCACGTTGGGCCACGCCGGTATCCAGGTCGCGCACGGCGATGGTGTCGCCGGGCAGGTAGATGTTGCTGTCAAGCGCGCCGGGATCCAGAGTCAGGGTCTCACGGTTGAACCACCAGCCGCGCGATTGCAGTCGCCGATTGTAGCGTTCAAGCGTGCGCTGCGCTGCGCCACGGAAGCGGTGGGGGTCGGACAGCGAGTTGAGGGGGGCCTCACCCATGCTGCCGAGACAGTCGTTCACCACGTCAATGATCTGCATGGGTCAGGCTCCTAAGTCAAAAGCGAAAAATGCCCCGCCCGCCGGTAAGGGCAGAGCGGGGCAGTTGGGTGGCAGCGGCTAAGCTGCCTCAGCCATTACGGCTTGAGCACGACACCGGCGAATTCCGCACGGTTCGGGCCGACAGCGTACGAGAGGTACGCATCGACGAACCATTGCAGGTACTCGTCAGACCAGTGCATCTTGGTCGTCAGCGGGATCGTCGAGCCAGCCATCAGGGCGCGCGGCGAGAACGCCACGGCCACGACCTTCGTGAAGTCGCCGTCGTAGGCATTGCTGTTGTCCGAGTTGGACAGCAGATGCGAAGCGATCACCGAGCCGCCGGGGAAGTCGTTGCTGTCGAACACCGGGCAGCCCCACGCCTTCAGGATGTGGGCGTTGATGCTCACACCTTCGGACGTGATGTACTCACGGTTGATGAGCTGGTCGTTCTGCTGGAGGGTCGTGAACTCCGCCGGCTTGACCACCACCATCACGTCGTCCTTGGCCGGGTCCACGTCCTTGAGGCGCATGCCGGTGAACAGGTCCGCGAGCCTCGAGTACAGCAGGGCCGGATCGAGGTGATCGTTGGCGCCAGTGAACGTCACTTGCGTGCCACCAGTGTAGCCCGAGGCCGCGTCTTGGCCGGCGTAGGCGGTCGTCGCCAACTGGGCGGCCTTGATGGCTTGGATGTAGAACGACTGGTCGTAGAACTTGCCGATCTTCTTGCCGTGCTCTTGGCCGACTTCCTTGCGCGAGTCGTAGCTGGTCTGCCACGTTTCGAGCAGCGGGAACACCGAACGTGCGAGCACGATGGTGTCGATGCTCAGGGACTTCTTGCCGAACTTGTTGACCGTGCCGTCGGGCTTGGCGCCGGGCACAACCTTCTGGAGGGTGGACTCACCGACCGCGAAGTTCTGGAAGATGGACGTGCCCTTGACCGGACGGACGGGAACGAAGCCCTCGATCTGGCTGTAACGCTTGATGGTCTGTTCGACCACACCGGTGTACTCGGCAATGTGCTGTGCGAACTTCGAGCCCGTCGCGCCGGTCTGGCCGGGCAAGGTAAAGTTGTAGGTATCGTCAAGAGGCATTGCTGCTCCTAGGGGTTACCGCTTGCGCGGGTGTATCAGCGCGTGACGCGCAGGCGGGCCTGAAGGGCCGCGTACTCGGGAGTGCCGTCAATCGGGCCGATACGGCGCCGAAGGGCAGCGACCTCAAGCGCGTATGCACGCGCATCGAGGAGACCGGACGAGGCCGGTTTGCCCGCTGCGCCGGGGGCCGCAACGGAAGCAGGGTTGACGACCACACCGGTCGCCTTGTCGTAGAGCTGGCTGAGGTACAGGGCCATCGCCTTGGCTTGTACGCCGCCGGCAGCGAGGGCAGCGTTGACGCTTTCCTTCTCACCGGGGCCGTCCGCGTTGGCGGTGGCCCAGGTCTGGATCGCGGCCCACTTGTCCTCGCCACCGACGACACCGAAGATCGCGGCACGGTCGGCCGCTGCCTTGGCTTGGTCCTTGGCGTTCATGTCGGCGAAGGCACGCTCGCCAAGGGCGATGTGCGCTTCCCAGCCCTTCACGTCCTTCGTGGCAAGCTCAGCCTTCAGCAGGCCGAAGTCGCCCTTGGTGGCTGCCTTGACGGCCGGGTGATCCGGGCCGTAGCCGGCCTTGCCGATGAACGACAGGGCCATGTCGAGCGCCATGTCACCGGTCGGCTCGTAGGTGATCGTCTTGCCAGCCTGTTCCGCCGGAGCGGCAGGCAGGGCCGGGGGGGCCGGGGGCTCGCCGAGCGCCAGAGGCGCAGCAGGCAGTGCCGGGGCGGCGGGGGCACCAGGGGTAGCCGGCGTGCCCGGCGCGGGCACCACGGGCTCGCCAGAGGGCGGCGCGGGCGGTGTCGCGGCGATCATGCCGGGAACGGCGGGCGGGGCGGCGGGGGTTGCAGCGTTGGTCGTCATTGGGTTGGTGTCTTGGCGCCTTCGACGGCGGCCTGTTCGTTGACGCGAGCAGCCTGCTGGGCCTGCTGCTGTTTCTGGTACTGTTCCTCGGTGATGAGGATAGAGCCAGTGGTAACCCCTCGGCCAGCCAGAACGGCCGACTCAAGGGACTGCCAGTTGATCCGCACCTGGAGGGGTTCGGGTAGCTGGGTCGCCAGAGAGAGGTCCGTGAGTGCGAGCTTGAGGTTATCAATGTCGGCTGTGCGGCTGAGCGCATCGAGCCCGGTCAGCACCGTGACGGTGATGTCCTTGAGCCCGGCGATCTTGACGCCGCTGGACCCCATGCACCAGTAGGCAATAGGGGCCTGCATTTGCGCGGCCAGCGCCGAGTAGACGCCGCCGAACGATTGCTCCAGCTCCAAGGCGGTCTGCCGGATTTCCTCCGCCGTCACGCGCTCGGCGTTACGGGTCAGGGCCGAGCCCAGGAGGAAGCCTCGGGCGATGCGCTGCTCGTAGCCTTCGGCCACAGTCATCGCCACCTTCACCGCTTCGGCGTTGCCGGGCGTGATCGCGTCGATGTCTTCGGGGCGGCCAGAGACAGCATCGCCGTTCTCGCTCTTGTTGAAGTCGTCGGCACTGGTGACGCCGGCAGGGTTCACGAGGTAGCGAATCTCGCACCCCAGCACGCCGCCGTCCACCACGGACTCAGCCATGACGCTGACCGCTTCAAGGTCGCCCATGTAGTCTTCGACCAGCCCGGTGCCGTAGTCATCCTCGTCGCCCAAGTCCCAAGCCAGCACCCGGTAGGGGCACTTGGCCTCGGGCCAGCGACCATCGAAGACGGAAGGCAGTCGGGTATCGTCCACCCACTGCTCCATGCGGTAGTCCCCGTTGGGGTTCCGCTGGATCAGCTTGTAGTGGGAGACGGTGCTCTCGGGCTGGTAGCGTAGAGGCAGAGCCTGCTGCACCTTGGGGTCCAGTTCCTCGAAGCACAGCTTCTCGCGGATGATGAGCCGCTGTACCCGCCCACGGTAGTCCCGCTTGACGCACCAGTACCTCAGGCCCATGACCCGGATGTGGTCTTCTTCAAGGACCACCAGCACGTTGCCAGCCACGACGAGGTGGCGGCACGACTGGTACAGCTTGGGGCGCTGTGCCCGGCTGTCCAGCTCGGCGACAGCATCGCGCTCAGCTTGAGAGAACGCGGGGGCGAGTTCTTCTAGCTTGACGCCGGCAGCCAGAGCCTTGGCCTTAGTCTCGCCGCTGAGCCCGAGCCGGAAGAACGGTCGGGACGGGGCGAACATCGCCAGCATCAACTTGTTGGTGACGTGGTTGACCGCCTGCGCGCCGATGCTCTGGTAGTCGTGGGACATCTCCACGTCTTTGTCGAGATGTTCCGGGCGGCAGATTTTCGGGATCGTCAGGGCGGCAAGCCGCTCCGTCCGGTCCATGATGTGCTGCTTGTCGGCTTCCATCTGCGACCATAGGGCGCTTGCGTGCTTCTGCATGCCGGCCCCTTAGACGCTGACGCCGGAAGTGTACCCGGTGCCGAAGCGCGCCCGCTTGCGGCGTGCGCCGCTGGCCGAACTCTCGGTCGAGACCTCATCCACCTGGACCTCCGCCGTTTCCAGCGGACGGCTCACGGCCTCTGAAGCCTTGGCCTCAGCAGCGGATCGCGCGGCGAGCATGCGCTGCTGGTCGGCTGCGGCCTTCGCGCTTTGGCGCAGGCTGGTCGCGGCGGCCTGAGACGCTTGCTCGGTCGCGGCGACTTGGGCGTTGGCCTGATTCTGCGTGGCCTCAGCCTGTTGGGTTACGCCTGTGAGGCGACGAACTGCTCCCATCGGGAACCTCCTTGACGAGTTGGGTGCCGATAGTACGGAACCCGTTGCGTTGGTAAATCGGCACCATGCGGCCGGTCTGCGTGTCGCCAGCGGCGATCATCGCGCAGCCTAGCTGCTTGGCGAGAGATTCCAGTGCGCGCACCGCGTCGTCAATCAAGACGGAAGGGTGGTTGTACCCCAGGCGAATGACGAGCTGCTCGATGAGGTAGGGCTTCGAGGAGTACCACTCGTTCCCCGTATCCCACAGGACGGCGTAGTCCCCGACGACCAGCACGCGCCCGCTTTCGCAGGCATCACGCAGATACGCCAGGGCCACATCCACATCGACCATACCCATGTGCGCTGCGGAAGTGGTATGCCACAACCGCAGACACGCATCGGCCAGCCGATTGAAGTCGCCGAGGTCGGCGTTACGGGCGGGCATCGAGCAGGAAACCCTTGCGGAGTTTGCTGAGTACCGCCTGCACGCCGAGCTGAAAGCCCGCCTGCAATTCGGTCGTGCCGTCAGTAACGCCGATGGGCTGGCACTGCTTCTCCAGCATGTCGTAGACGTGCGGCGGCAGGCGGGCCATGTCGTGAACTTGGGGCGCCGGGACAGTTTCGCTCATAGAATCCTTTGCAATAGGGGACACGCGTTACGAGAAGAAGTACCGCGAGGCCAACACCTCGTCGATGTCCAGCGTACCCCGCTCGGGAGGCGGCTTGAGTTTGGGGTACTTCAGCCGCAGCGCCTCGATGGGGTCGTGGTTGGCGTACATGCTGACGAACTGCTCGCGGATCATCCGGGCCAGTTCCCCCGACTTGGCGGCGTGCGTGCCATAGTCGTCGTGGATCATGGCGAGGCTGCGGATACCGAGCGCGGCGGCAGCGTTGGTCGTCAGGTGCAAGTGCGCCGCGTCCATGCTGTGGACGAAGTTCGGGGCAAGACCATTGGCGTGCTTGTTGACCGCCACCTCATCGGTCTCGGCCATGACGCGAATCTGCGCCACGCCGGCCAGACGGGTTATGACGCGCAGCACCTCGGGCTCGTAGTAGCTCTGCGCCGCAGGGAAGCCGCTCGGGCTGGTCCAGGAGATGATCGAGTCCTCGCCCTGGTCCAAGTCCTTCGTGATGATCCGCGCCGACGAGCGCAGCCAGTCCATCGCCTGCCGGCCCTTGACCACCACGTCACCGATGGCAGGCCACACCGCAAGCATCAACACCTCGGCCGCCTGCCGCCTCTCGTAGCGGTCGAACGGATTGTCCACCACTTCAAGGTAGTCCGTCACGACATACTTGACCGCCGCCGTGCGGGTGACCCCGTAGGGCGTGGTCATGACGCTGCGCTTGACCACCTTTCGGTTGACGCCGTGCTCGATCCACATGAGGCGAAGGCGGTCCTTGGCCGGGTCGTCGTACTTCGTCTCCTTGAGCCGGACCATCGCCGCCTGTGCGACGTGGTTGTAGATGTCCTCCATCCGGTCGTTGGCGGTGAGGTTCGTGGCCTTGCCGCCTACCTCGTCGCGGAACATCGCGCTCAGGTTCTGGAGCCCGTTGCACGAGCCGTCCATGCTGATCGGCAGATGCGACACGAAAGCGCCACGGTCGTCACGCACCCAGGCCGCGTACTCGAAGCACCACGCCAGGAACTGCATCGGGTCGCTGGCTTCGAGCCAGCCCCGGTTGCTGACGGGGTTGTCGGCGTAGTCCAGCAGGAGCTGCTGCCTCTCGGTCACCCACGCAGCGCGCTCCTCCAGGGTGGCCTTGTCGAAGCCGAACTTGTTGGCGCCGTGAACGAGGAACCAGCGCACCGCCTCGGGGGTCTCGACGGGCAAGCCATCAGCGAACTGAAGGAGGGCGCGCTGGAGGTCGCTGCCTTGCGGGTTGAGGCCGTAGGTCATCGGGTACATGCGGCCCCGGCTGTCGGCGAAGAACACGAAGTAGACCTCGGGGTAGTCGCGGAACATATCTGCTGCCCGGGTGGCCGAGTAGAACCGGCCGTACTTCGTGCCTTGCAGCTTGCGCTGGGTGTAGCACTCGGCCATGCCGCGCTTCCATACCTTGAACGCATCCTGCTGCTCGGCCGTCATGGACTCGACATCCCCTCCGGGCTGGAGCCACGCCGGCTTGTCCGGGAACGGGATGGACTCGACGCCCACAATCTCCTCGGTCGTCACCTGACGGGAGGCCAAGGCCAGGACGGTATCGAGCATGCGCGCGTTGACGCGCCACGCCGTGCGCTGGAGGGCGTTGGCGGCGGCGAGCACGATGGGCATGTCGGCTTCACGGTACAGGTGCCGGGCGCCGCTGTGGCACCGCACGAGGAGCGGGTGCGTGCGGATCAGCTCGCGGGTATAGAAGCCGCCGTCGCTCGGCGTCGTCCAGTCGCGCGGCGGCACCACGCACGGGCCGTACACCGGCATGGTGATGGCGATGTAGCTCTTGATGCTGTCGATGCGCTCCATGACCGGCATGCTCAGCGTGACGCCGCGCGGCGGCTGCTTGCCTGCCTTCTGCCGGGGGATGGGCTCGATGTCCACTAGGCCGGCGACTTCCATCAGGCCCAGCAGGTAGCACCCGATGGCGTCGCGGCTGACGCGCGGCCACTCGACGACCGTGATGCCCCGCTTCACCGCCTGCATCTTGAACACCGTCATGCGGTGCCGCTCGCTCTTGGACAGCCGGCGGTTGAAGTCGTTGACGAGGGTATGGTACAGCTCGGGCGCGGACTCCTCGATCTGCGACAAGACCAGCTCGCTGTGGATGGTCTTGCCAATCTCGTAGGCCACGGCCCGGTGCTGCGGGCGCTCGGTGCCGTTCAGCAGTTGCGTCAGCGCCGACCGGACGGACAGGTAGGCGATGGCGTCGGGGTCCAGGCTGCTGATAAGCGCGAGGTGCGAGCCGGACATCGTTGCACGCTTGGCTTTGAACGCCCCGCGTAGCGCGTCAGCGATGGGCGTCACGAAGTCCCGGAAGACTTCCTTGGCGTACGGGTTGGTGTCCGCCCGGCCGTTATCCTCGGCCGTGATCATCATGGTCTCCGCGCGCTTGACGCCGCCGTGGAACATGCGCGCCTCGACTTCTTCCTGCGTCAGCAGGTTCGGAGTGCCGTCTGCGTTAAGGCGCCGGTACTCGCGTTCTTCGGTCATTCGTCAGCCTTCAGCTTGTCGTGCCGCACACCCTTGAATCGGGGCTCGCGTAGCTTGCCGTCCTCGGTCAGGCCCATGCACTCCACCTCGACGATGGCCCCCTCGTGGATTTCGTCGCCGGGTGCGTGAGGCACACCACTACCCACCATGCTGCGTACTCCACGATAGTCCACCTCAAGGGTATACACGGGGCGGCCCGTCTTGGCGCCGGGCTCCACGAAGATCGCCGTCACGGCGAGGTCCAGGCTCAGCGTCGGCTTGACCTTGACGATCTGCCCTTCGCGTGCTGTGCCGAGGGTGTAGCTGGCGCGGGGGTCGCGGAGGATCGCACCGTCGTAGCCCCCTTGCGCAACGAGTTCTGCGGCTGCCGACCCGGCCCAGCACTCGATGCGGCCGAAGTCGCACTGGACCACATGGCAGTGGTAGCCCTCATTCTCTTCAACCAGCGGCAGCATCTCTCGCAAGGCGGAGAACCTTTCGGCATACGGCTGCTCTGTCACAAGCTTGGCAGGTAGGAGGTCGTTGCACATGAACTGCAACCAGCTCGGCGAGCGCTTGCGGAACTGCCCGCTGATCGTTGGGAACTTCAGCTTGGGGTGCCACACCTCGCCGAGGACGACGAAGCCAATGGCAGAGTAACCCTCGCCAGCGATGTGCAGCTCGTCGAGTATGTGTCGGCAGCTCTGCGTGTAATCCTCGCCGGTGCGGCTGAGCATACGACACATCTCGCGCTCCGGCTCGATCACCGCCATGCCGAAGCAACCGTCGTACTTGGGCTGGAGCCACCAGCCGGCGCGCTGCAACGCATGCACGTCGGCGTGCTGCTTGCGCACCTTGGCGGCGAGCTTGTCGAACTCGATGGCCTTCAGGATGTTGTACTCAGCCATGATGCAGCCACTCCTCGTTCTTCCAGAGGCAGTGCGAGACTGCCGCCAGCATTTCGTTGAAGGTCATCTGCTTCACCACCCGCTCGGCCAGTAGGGCGTAGAGGTCCGCCTTGCGCTCGTCGGTCCAGTGCTCCAGGTACTGCGTGATGGCGTCCGCGATGAACGTCACCTCGTCAGCATCGGCAGGCTTCGCGGCCAGGATCAGCAGCGTCAGGCTCAGGGCCTTGTGGTGCTGGATCATGAACCGCGCACCGTCAAGGTCTTGGCCCGAGCTTCGAGGGCCTCTCGCTCACGCAGCGCAATCTCCAGGCGGAACAGCGCGTTGGTGGCGATGTGCTGGAGCTGGAGCAAACCGGTCTCATCGTCGTACGTCTTACCCTTGGCGAGGTCCAGCTCGTGTCGGGCCTGCGCCGCCGTGTAGCGGGCACCTTCGACGCCGAGCCAGGAGCCCCGCTTGTAGGGCTCGGGCTGCTTCTTTGTGATGGCCCACTGGCACACCTCGGCGACGGCCAGCAGCGCACGGGCGCAGTCCACGGTCACGAGGGTCGGGTCGATCTTGGCGCTGTCGTCCTTGCGGCCAGGAGGTAGATCAGTTTGAGAGCAATGCACGGCGCTTCCCCAAGGTGTTGATAGTGTATCGGCTACGGGACCAGCCGCCGCAGTTGTTGCACGAGAAGCGGTGGTACTGCCCGCTCTGCGTGTAGGTATAGCCTCGCTGCGTCAGGTGGTCGTGGCCGCACTTCGGGCAGCGGCGCTCCTCGTCAGGCCAGTATGCCGCGAGGTTCGGGTGGCCTTCGGACCAAGGGCGCAGGGCGAGGTACACCTGTTCGGTCGAGCGCACGTCGTCGATGTTGTAGAGCCGCATCTCGGCCCACGCTGCCGGGTTGCCGGACAGGCACTCGTTCCACAGCTCGAAGCCGGGGAACTTCTTGTGCTTGCGCTTCTTGATCTTCGACAGGTGCGTGCTCAGCCACTCCAGCTTGTTGCTGGTGAAGCCGAAGACATCCTTAGCGATGAGCATGGTGTCGATCACGGTGACCGGCGAGAACGGAGGCATGCCGTGCATGACCATCCGGGCCTTGATCTTCTTGAGGTCGAACCGCTTGCCGTTCTGAGCGATCACGAAGTCTGCGGTGTCGAGGATCGACCAGAGCTGCGCCAGCAGGATGCTGTCGTTGCGGTAGTCGTCCTGCCCGGACGTGTCGGCGTACACCACCTCGTTCGAGCCCAGCGTCTTCGCGCAGAACGACATCACGCTCCACTCGTCGCCGATCTGATTGAGCCCGATGTTCTGCTTCCACAAGGACCAGTGCCGCGATTGCAGCGGTGAGGTCTCGATGTCGAGCGTGATGATGCGGGGGCCTGCGCCCTTTGCAATGGATCGTGTCATGCTGCTTTGGCTTTCGCTCGACGCGCAGCCGCCAGCTTGTTGCGGCGGATACGCTTGTCTTCGTCGGTCTTGTGGGTGGGGTGCAGTAGGCCGGTGCGGTTCTCGCTGTGCCGTTGCAGGTAGTCGCCGGCACCGGCCAGGAAGGGCTTCAGGTGCCACACGCCGTACCGCTTGTAGTTGTTCTCGATCTTGCCCAGCAGGGCATTGCACCCCCGGTGCAGCGCGTCGCGCACGGCCCCGGTGTGGTGGTCGTGATCGAGCACGGCTTCTTCAGGCGGGCACGGCTGCCTGCACAAGGCACAGCGCCCACCATTCGCTTGGTGTAGCTGCTGACGCACTGTCGCCACTTCCGCTACCTTGATCTTCCGATGCGCCATTCGGGACGTTCTCGATACGTTGGTTGATGATCTTGACCGCCGCGTAGCCGGCCACATTGCCGTACATCTCCGCAAGCGGCCCGCCGGGACGCAGGCAGTCGAGCACGTCCGGGCTGCGCCGCATCCACAGGAGCACGGCCTGCTCCAGCATGTGCTCCAGGGCCAGCTCGCCGTAGAACGAGGCGTACAGGCGCTGCACAATCCGGCCAGCCTCGGCGTCGTTGGTCGCCGGTTCCAGCGCGGCCAGCGCACCCTTCTCGCCGATGCGCTTCTGCTTGCCCGCTTCGACATAGAACGGCAGGCCGGGGATGTTGTCCGCCGTGTCACCCTGGAGCATCTGCAACCAGAACCACTTGCGGCCCCACACCTTATCGTCGTGGACGGCGGCGAACGTGTCGCGGCCCAGCTCGAACAGCCGGTGCGTCTTCCATTCCAGGTGCTTGCCCGGCACCATCCGCATGTCCTTGTCCTGCGTGTAGATCACGCAGTCAGGGTGGGTGTCGGCGTAGGTGCCGAACAGGTCGTCGGCCTCCTGCTCGTCCGTGATGTGTACGGTGAGCCATTCGTACGGGGGCTTCTCGGCCCACGCTTCGAGCGTGTCGCGCAGATGCTCCCAATTGACGGGCCGCCGGCCGCCGTCACGCTGCCCTTGGTAGGACTTGACGCTGGCGACGGCGTAGCGGTGGCCCTTGTGCGAGCCTCGCCCGGTGAGAAGGATCGTGACATCGCTCGCGCCGCATGCCGCCTTCGCGGAGCGCAGCTTGTCGAGCAGGTTGGCACGGGCTTGGTGGGCCGGCTGTTCGTCCGACCCGGCGCAGTAGTACGCAAGGCCGTCACCGTCAGCGAGGAGCTTGCGCCCCTCCACCAACGGCAACGATGCCTGCGCCTGCGGATCGACAGCCGCCACAGCGGCGCCGAGTGCGGCGAAGGCACTCATCACGCAACGATGCCGTTGAGCGCGTCGGTCGCAGCAGCACCGGTCGGTGCAGCCTTGGCCGGCTGCTGGCTGGGGATCGCCAGGGTAGCGTCCTCGTCATCGGCGGGACCGGCATCGGGGTCCGTACCGCTCTCGGCGTCCGGGATGTCGAGGCTCTGGCCGTTGTTCGTCAGCAGCAGGAAGATAGGCGAGCCGGCGAAGTTCTTCGCCAGCTTGACCTTGTTCTGGTAGACGTTCTTGGACTTGGCTTTACGGATGACAGCACCGGTCTTCTCGTCCTTGCGCTCCGGGTACTCGCCCTCAATGAACAGGCTGTTCCACTGGTCCAGAGGAGTTCCGGCTTCGAGCGGAATCTCGGGGTGCGACCAGACGAAGCAGCGCATCGCGCTGACCGGCGGGGCCACCTCGACGACGCGCAGCTCACCGGTCTCCGGGTCTTCAAAGCGCGGCGGCCGGATCGAGTACGTGTCACCCTTGGGGCGCAGCTCGACAGCCACGCCGTCGGTGCCGTCCGCACGCTTGTAGGTGCGGTGGTAGATCGTGCCCAGGTACGCCTCGCCCAGCAGCTCGGTCATGTGCTTGGCCTTGCCGGTGTAGTTCATGCGCTGGAACAGCTTGAAGAAGTTGGCCTTCTCATTGAGCGACAGGCTTTCTTCGATGCTGATTCGGATGGGGGTCTTCGTACCGTCTTCGGAGACGGTCGGCGGGTGCTTCGGCCCGCTCACCTCGAAGGTCAGGAGCACCTTGTCTTTGATCGTAGGCTTGCCCTGGAACGTGCCGGCTTGCTTGCCCAGCTCGACGTAGGCGATGAAGCGCAGTCGGCACGGGCCGGCAGCGGGCGGGGTGTAGTCGCCGCCGCCACCGGTCTTGGCAACGGTCTGGTCAGCGCCGGCCGCGATGGCGGCGGTGGCGATGGCTGCGAATTTGTTGGTCATCATCATGCTCCTTGAAGGTAGGTCGGCACCATGCCGCCCATGTAGCGATTGCGAATCTCGACGCGCATCGGCGCGGCTGTCTCGGCGAGGCCGGGGATGGAGTCTTCTTCCATCATGCTGCGACCCCAGGTGGTATCGCTCGGAACAGGGATCGGGAAGTCCCACTTGAACATGTACTGCATCAGGTCGCTCGCGCCTTCCATGCAGGCATGAAGCAGCGCCGCAGCTTGCAGGGCCACGTCCTTGTGTGCATCGACGTAGCACGCGTCGTGCACCTGATTTACCAGCAGCGCCTTGCCGCCGAAGTTGCGAGATGCGTAGAAGGCGCGGACCGCCAGCCACATTGCCGCCTTGGCCCACTCGCCGCCGGTCCCCTGCACCACGTAGTTCTTGATTTCCGTGGGGCTGAAGCTGGCGAACGTGCGGCGCTTGACGAGGTAGGCCGGGGCCGGCTGCTCGAAGTAGCAGTACAGCTTCTTGTCCGGCGTCCGGTAAGAGCCCCGGCCCAGGTTGCAGATGACGCCCCGGCACTCGGGGTCGGGGTGTGGCACCGTGCGATACGGGCGGCGGGACTCCTTGATGCTCTCGGTGACCTCGGCGTAGAACGCCTCAATCTCCGGGTATCGGGCGTCCTCGGCCTCGGCCAGCTTCTGCACGTCTTCGATGGGCATGCCGGTGCTGGCTGCGATCTTGGCATAGCCGGCTCCGAAGGCACGCTGGAAGCTGTAGACCTTGGCGCCTGTACGCTTGTAGTCCCACTCCTTGACGGCCGGCACCTTGGTGCCCTGTTCGTCGAGGTAGCCCTTGGCTAGCTTCACCACCTCGGCGTACTCCATGCCCTCCTTGGCGGCAAGGCGGACGCAGTGAAGGTCGAGGCCCTCCTTGAGGTCGGCGATGAGCTGCTTGCACTTCGTCAGGATGGCTTGAACGTACACCTCCAGCGAGGAGAAGTCCGACTGGATGATCTTGCCGGCCGGGCCGTAGCGGCTGACGAACAGCGTCTTCACGTCGGACTTGTTGCCCTTCGGGATGTTCTGCATCCCTGTTCAGCGGTGGTCGTTAGGCACCGCCCGGCCCGTAAGGGCCTGCTGCATGTTCCCATGCAGGTCAGACTATATCATGCCCGCCTTAGCGGACCTCCGCGCTTCCAGCCACTTGGCTGTACTCTCTTTCGAGATAGTCGTTGCGCCTAGCCACGCATGCAGTGCTGCATGCTCCCCCATCGTCAACAAGATTAGGTTGTCGAGGCTGTTGTTGTGCGGGTTCTCATCGCAGTGATGAACGCACCAGCCAGCGGGAATCTCGGTTATCCCGAGTGCCCCGCAGACAACTACCTGATGCACAAATACGTGCTTGCTACGGGTACGCCCGGTATACCACTCGGGCTTGAGCTTCATCAAGTAGCCTTTACCATCCGCCACCTCCCCGACGTAGTTAGGGTGCTCGTGCCTGAGCTTACCCGTCATCGGATTCAAGTCACCCATCTTGCTTAGCCGGTAGCTGTTAGACTTCCGGGTCTGCCTATGTTGCTTGCTGTAGTTGCGGGCCACGTAGTTCCACACAATCTTGTAGGATGTGCGAGTTACGTTGGCAATCTGTTCGAGCGTAAGCTCGGTGTTTTCGTAGTAGTGTTTAATGTCCATCTTGTACCTCTGCGGTAGATATGGTGGCTTTGGTTCAGGATTGCCCGGTCTGGGTGTCCCCTGAGTTCACGGAGTTTTAGAACCTCCAGATTAAAGGTTCGGATCGCTGCTCGACAGGCGCGCCGTCACCGTGCTGCACATATTGAGCTTGTGGTGGATCAGCCCATCGGCCCCGACCAGGGCGAGCATGCCCTTCTCGTTGCCTTCGGAGTCCGTCGTCAGGTAGTACGTGCCCAGGTCTTTCGACAGGCGCTGAAGCTCGGCGAACAGCTTGAGGAACGGGATGTCCCGTGACCCCAGCTCCTCGATCACCTCGCTCGACGTACTGTAGACGCCGGGCTCGCTGGACTCCCACGCCTTCTCTGGCTTGGTGAACCCGGCGAACGTGTACGGTGCCCGGACGCTGCGGCCCTTGGGCTTGGCCGGGTTGTCCTGCTTCAGCTTCTTGGTCTTGACCTCGCCGACATTCTTGCCGGACGCGGCACGCAGCACCGGCACGTCGGCCAGCTTGGCGATGTCGAGCGGAATCCAGCCGTCGCCCCGATCGTGGGCGGCCAGGGCGGGCGTCAGCTCCAATGGCTTGACGCACACCACATCCATCTGAGCGTAGGCCAGCTTGGGCTTGTCCTCCAGCGCATCGTAGACGTGCTTGTAGATTGTGCCACCGTCGGCAAGGTCGTACTCGTGGGCATCCCACTGCACGGTGCCGCCGAAGATCAGCGCACTCTTGTGGAAGCGGCTGTTCCAGTTGAAGTCGAATGGACAGTCCTTCGGGATGAACCCAGCCAGGGCTACCGACAGCTCATCTACTGTCTTGCTCAGCTCCGCCGCCAGCTCCAGGCCGCGCGCCTTGTCCACGTACATGCCGTTGCGTTCGGCCTCGACGGTGTAGAGCAGGGCGCCCATGTTCAGCATGATGCTGTTGACTTGGCCCGTGTCCCGTGCTCTGGCGATCTGCTGGAGCGCGAGGTTCTCGGTGTTCTCTACGTCACCCTTCTCGTAGACGCCGTGCTGATTCACGCCGCCGCACAGGTAGCGGGTCAGCAGTGTCGGCTCGATGTCCTCGGTACTGACGCCGGCCTTCCACAGCAGGGCCACCTCGTCCAGCTTGACATCGTGGTTGGCGTAGCGCGCACCAATCTCATCGAGGCTGAGCATGTGACTGGCCTGCTCCATGCCGCAGAGCAGGTACTCGGCGAGCTGGATGTCCCACACCTGTCCGCCGCCGGCCACCCAATCCATCCAGGATTCGAGGTTGTCGCTGTCCTGAAGGGCGTGCAGCAGATCGAACTTGATGTTCATGCCGACCAGCAGCCGGCATCCTTCGAGCACGGGGCGGAGCCAGCCAGGGCCGGGGCGCTGCTTGCCGAAGCGGTGCTGGATCACCTCGCCGTCGCGCGCCTTGAAGGCATGCGTCACCACCCAATTCGCAGCGGTAAACGGCGACGCCTTGCGCTTCATGTGCTCGGCGATAGTGGTCTCAGTATCCCAAGTCTTCAGGCTCATGGCCGTGCTCCTTCAAGGTGTCTCAGCTCCTCGGATGGAGTCCTTCGGGTAGCCCTTGCGCAGCAGGTACTTCGTGCTCTGCACGAACTTCCCGTTGACGTGGAAGCCCCAGGTCTCCGTGTTCTTGGTCATGAAGAACAGCGTCCACACGCCGCCCTCGCTGACATCGTGGATGCGGTGGAAGTGACCGGCCGGGGCGTGGGCCGTTTGCCCCGCCTTGACCTCCCGCACCTCGACTTGCCCCGTCCAGGAATCAACCTCGATGTGCTCGACGTAGCTGCCCTTCAGCACGAACGTGCGGTAGACGAAGGGATGGTTGTGCAGGTCGCGGTCGTGGTCGGCGCGGTTGATCCAGTGCAGCCGGGCCGACGAGTACCCGGTCAGGCGCTCCAGCACGCGGCTCTGCCACGTACCCTCGTTGATGACGCGCCAGCGCCCCATGTAGAGGCTGCCGTCGCGGTCGTGAAGATGGGCATGCGGCTGCACCCAGGTCTTGAGCCAGCGGAGCGTGAGCCCCGCGATCTTCTCACGAATCATGTCGGCGCTTCCTCGTACCTCGCAATCGAACCACGGTAGATGACCTCGGTCTTCGGGCTGGCCGGGATACCGGTGCGGACCTTCTTGTTCTTGGTCGTGCCCATGTACCGACTGTTCTCCAGCACGGGGTCGTTGACCGTGCCGATGGTGATGATGACATCGGCCGCACCCTGCTTGCCGGTCTTGCTGTCCTTCAGCATCGGCAGCGTGGGATAGGGCACGCCGTCGCCGTCCGCGCTGATCTGGCTGGTCGCCAGCACACCGCAGTCGTGCTTCACGCCCATCATCCGAGCCCACTGATACATGGCCTCAAGTAGCTGGTCGGTGCGCTGCCCGTTGTTGGTGGCCTCGCCGCCGAAGTGGATATTGTCCACCATATCGAACAGCACCAAGGCAGGCCGGTGCCTGCGCATCAGGTCTTCGACCTCGTGGTTCCACATACCGTGGATGTCGAACACCCGCAGCACACCCGGCCTGCCGCCCAGCGCCTCGGCGTACCTCTGAGACAGCAGATGCCGGTGCCCGGCCGTCGTTGCCTTCTCGTGGCTGAGCTTGACCAGCTCCTCGACGGTCGCTCCGAGCGCAGCTTGGAAGCAGCGGGTCACGATGCGCTTGCCCGGACCCTCGTTGTTGAACCAGAGGATCGACCGCTTCTCACCGGGGTACAGGGCATCCACTTGGGGAGCCATGTGCGTCAGCATGTCGGCACAGAACGTGGTCTTGCCCTTGTCCGGCCGACCGGCCACGACGATGAAGTCGCCGCCCACGATTGGCTTGATGTGCCGGTTAAGGCAGGGCAGGCGCCAGTGCAGGCCGGCGTCGTTCTCCTCGGCAGCGAGGAGGTCTTCAATCGGGTCGAGCACTTGCGGGTTGCGCACCTTGCGCACAACCTGCTGCTCGTAGGTCTCGACGCTGGTGCGCAGCGAGGAATACAGGTCCACTTCCTCACCAGCGTTCCACCGCTCGATGAGCTTGACCACATCATGCGCCGTGCTGGCGCCGACCAGCCGCTCCATCAGACCGGCCTCGACACTCGGGTCAACGTCCTCGGTCAGCCCTTGCAGCATGGCGTCGAAGACGCTGGCGGCCTCGGCCTTGAGCGACGGGTGCCGGAAGCCCTTGAACCACAGCATGAACGAGCCCGGCTCGATCACTTGTGTGTCGGGGAACTCGCGGAAGAAGGCGCCCATGTCCTCCAGCAAGATCGCAGTCGTCGTGTTCAGTGCCTGCTTGGGCACACTACGGGCAAGTCGTTCGTACCGCTCGCGGTGCTTCAGCAGCCGCAGGGTCGTGATGTCCAAGCTCAAGGTGTCTTCCTCCAGGGACAGGCATGCGACGAGTGCCCGTCTCGGCCGCAGTAGCAGCAGTATTTCATCTCAGCTTCTCCTGGATGACCTCCCGATGCAGCAGCTTCGGGTCGGTTGGTGATTCGATGTTGCGGGCCGTCAGGCCGTAGCCCCGGAGCGTAGCCAGCACCTTGCGCGCGGCGCGCTGGCCGGGGCCGTCAGGGTCCAGCCACACGTTGACCCTTGGCCCGCGCGTCAGAAGCGCATGTAGGGCGCGGTCGCTGAGCCGGGTGCCCATCATAGACCAGCCCTCGTGCCCAGCCAGCCCGACTTTGAAGGCGCTGATCGAGTCCTCGGTCAAGGTCACGGTCTCAGCCGCACCATACCGGGGCAGGATGCTCGCCTTGTCGGCAGCCGGGGCCATCCACTTCGGCAGCCGCCCATCCACGGCGCGGGCCTGCCAGAACACCGGCACGCCGGCCTCTAAAACGGGCACCACGACGCGATCAGAGGGCGGGTGGTAGTATGCCCCCAGGTGGGCGATTTCAACGCCTCCTAGGCCCGCTTTGAGGAGCCAGAGGCGGTGCGGTGTGGGCCACTCACGAACGTCATGCACCGCCGGCATGGGCAGTACCAGGGGATCGGACGCCCCGCCAAGAACTCGCTCTCCTTCACGCACCTTGGCAAGCCGCTGAAGTCGAGCCTCAAGGGGCTCAGGTGGCGGGGGCGCTGATCCGCCGTCGTTGCAGCGGAAGCACCATGCACGGTACCCATCGTCACCTCGCCGGATCAGGAGGGTTCGGCCGTCACCGCAGTCGTGGTCCCTGCGGCGGCTGGTCCCGTGGGCCAGCTCCTCCGCCAGGGGTAGCCACGACGCGCGGGCCAGCATCAGGCAGGGTAGGGATCGCCGACCAGGGTGAAGCCGTCACCGGACAGCCGTTGCTGGCCGCGCAGAAAGTTGTCGATGGCCTCGTCAGCACGCAGCCACTCGCTGCGCGTCATACCGCTGCGCGGGCCGGGGGCACTGTAGCCCTGCGGGATGTTCTGGCAGGGCTTCGTCGGCAGCGGGCGCTTCGGGCTGCGGCGCCACGCTGCGCCTGCCAAGGTACCGAACAGCTTCTTGCTGCGACCGGCGCCGTTGCCCATGCTGCGGATCAGCAGGCTGCCAAGTCTCCAAGCCTTCTGCTTGTTCTTCATCGCAAGGTCTCCCGTTGCTTGGTGGTCAGGTGATAGGCCGGCGCCCACTGCATCCAGGGCGCGAAGGCCACGAAGGTCTCGCTGTCCATGTGCCAGACCATCATTCGTCATTCTCCAGCGCGTGAAAGAACCCTGCCAGAGCCCACTGAGCGTGGGATGGCAGGGCATCGACCGGAGTACCGTGCGGGTCTACGCCACAGTCCTCCAGCACTTCACCCACGGACAGCCCGTAGGTGTCGATCATCAGTCTTCCTCGACGAGGCGACTGAGGCGGATCGCTTCGGCTTCGCGGACCAGCTTGTCGGCGGCGGCGAGCTTCTTGCCGAGCTGACGGCCGGCGGCGAGGCGGGTCGCGTTCAGGGCTTCCAGCACAGCATCGTGCTCCTCGAAGGCTTGATCGGTCTGTACCTCGGCGGCGGCGCTGAGCTTGGCCTCCAGCTTGTCGGCCACACCGTCAACCCGGTTCCAGGTACGGGTCAGCACGGCGTCGAGCTTGTCGATGGCGAGGTTCAGCGCGGCAGTGACACCGCGGCCGGCGGCCTCGACGGCACGGAGGACGACGATCTGCGTCTTGAGCGTGTTGATGTTGGACATCGGGTTCCTGTGGGTTGTTGTTCGATCAGGCGGTGACGACGGCAGGCGCTTCGGTCGTGCCGATGAGCTGGCCCGGGAACACCGTCAGCAGCTCGGCGTCGAAGCCCTTGCCCACGGCGATCTTGAACAGGTTGCTGGAGCCCCTCAGGCCCTCGACGGCGGGCTTGACGCCGGTGACGATGCCGGTCAGGACGCGGGCCTTCTCGGCGCGGCCGTAGTTGAACGTCACCCAGGTGCCGGCAACGACGGTGCTGCTGTCGAAGTCATTGGACGCCTCGACTTCAGCGCGCTTGGCTTGGAGCTTGGCGATCTGCGCGTCGATGGCGGCGAGCTTTTCGGTCTTCGTGGTCATGGTTGGGTCTCAGGTTGGATGCCGGGGTCGGCGGTCAAGGACGATGGGCGTCGTAACGCTCCATCAGCTCGGCGATCTTGCCGTTGCATGCGGTGTGGTAGCTCGGCGCATCGGCGCGGTCGTGAGCGGCCTGCTTCTGGTGAACCTCGTCCATCGCCATGCTCGTCGCTTGTGCGGCCGGCTGGCCGGAGGCGATGAACTGGCGGATGCGGGCTTCGAGCCCAGCGACGCCGCGCCGGTAGATGGCGACGTGCTCCCGCTCGTGTCCGAGGATGTAGTCGAACGCACACTGGTCACGCGCCATGTCGTAGGCCACGGCCAGCTCGGGTTCGAGCCAGCCGGCGAAGATGCGGCACTGCCTCTCGTCCACCTTCATCGTCGGGAACGTCGTGACGACACCGGCAATGGCCCGGGTCTTCATGAGCGGGTGCTGCTGCTGGCCGGGATAGATGCTGAACAGGCCGCCCGTGAAGGACTCCGGCACAACGTCCGGGAACTCGATCACGGCGACCTCGTAGTCCTTGCACTCCGCCTTGCAGAGCGGGGCCAGGGCCAGGGCGACAGCGCCAACGGCGAGGAGGCGGAAGATGGGCTTCATGCGAACCTCCAGTAACTCGTGGGCAGCCTGCCCAGGAACGCCGACTCCGCCAGGGACATCGCCTCGTTGGCGGTCTGCGTGCGGAGAACGTGCATGTCGGAGTAACCGGTGTGCAGCTTATGCCCGGTCTGGAGGTTCCACACCTCGTACTCCACGTTGTCACCATTGGCGATGGCGACCGCATGGAACGGGTAGCTGGAGCCGACACTGCTGGCATGCAGGCCGCCGGCAATGGCCCGGTCCCGGGCCTGCTGCATGGCGGGCCGCGCAGGGGCAGAGCGGGCCTGTGGCCCTTCAGCCTGAAGCGTTCCATGCCAGAGCCCCGGCACTTGGCTGTCCAGGATGTCGTGGTTGCCGGCCGCTATGCGGTCAGCGGGGAGTTTGTGGGGGAGGGTGTGGAACATGCGGCCTCAGTCGTTGTGTTGATGCTTGCCGTAGCGGTTCACCCGCTGGCGGCGCTCGACGTAGGCGACCAGCACCTGAGCCGTGTCGCGCGGGATGTCCCGGCACGCATGGTAGGCACAGATGAGCGCACGGGCGGCGCTGCGCTCGTCCGCATTCGCCTTCGGGTCGTCGAGCACGGTCTCTGCGTCGGCTGCCGCTGCGCTGGTGGGGAACACCTTGCTTCGGTCAGCGAACTGGACAACCGGGCTGCCAGGGAGCAGGCGGTCGCCGCTCACTTCCCACCTCGCCAGATGGCTTCGATCTCCTTGCGGGTGCCAGCGAAACGCTCCACCCTGAAGGTGAGCATGTCGAGGATGATGTAGTGGCTGTTGGTCCAACGAATCTCGTAGCGCGGTACGGGCATATGCCCTCCTTGAAAGTGCCGAAGCACACGGCGGATGGTACAGAGAAGGAGCTAGGACTATTGCGCCGTCGCCGGCATTATGTCTTCGCACGCTGCATGCCCCGGAACCTCGGCCCGTCTTCGGGTTAGGGCACTTCGCCGCGCTTGGCGGGTACTGGCCTTATTGCCTACTAACGTCCACTCTCCGGGCTCAGTGGCCCTGGTATCTGTACCATCCGCCGTGTACTCGTCAGCAACACGGCCCAACTGTCACCTTACGCCTGCCCGTTGACGGCTCAGCAGCCCTGTATCGTCAGGGAAGACGGAACCACGCAGCGAGGGTTGTCCTGAGGACGGTCTCAAGGGCGGTTCGGATCAGGAGCTAAGGCCCCTGCTGAAGCAGGATACACAACACCTGCGCAGACCCTGCGTGCAGCTTGGCGGCGGACCTCATCTGCGTCACGCACAGGGCCTTCAACACCTCGCGATCGTCTAGGTTGTGCAGTTGGTAGCGCAAGTCCGCCTCAGCAGCATGCCTGTCCAAAGCGCGGTTGTCACCGGTCTGGTAGTACACATTCCCATCGGCGCGGAACAGCACGCACCGATAGCGGCGGGACTTCTCGCCGGGTTCTGGAGCACCGCTCTCGACCACGCCGAGGACGAGCCCCTGCTGTGACACGAGCACTTTATGCACCTGGATGTTGAAGCGTTTCCGGTACTCGTCATTGAAGTACGAGCTGCGCCCGGCCAGCAGCGACTGAGCCGCGTCCAGCACGTTAGGGTAGGCGTCAGCTCGGCCGAACGGCTGCACACCCGCCTCGAAAGCGAGAGAGAGAACGCTCTGTGGCGTCGTTGTCATTGTGGTATCTCCTGAAGGTCAGGTTATGGGGCGCCGGCTGCGCACATCCTTCAATGCCCCAGCGATGGCCTCGAAGTCCTTCTTCGTCATCATCACGGTCTCCCGTGGGCTCGAAGGAACCCACTGCACAACAGCCAGCAGCCGCTGTGCAGTGAGCCCCCCAGACGATCATCCCGAAGGGCTCTCGGGATGTCGAATGGTCACTGCCCCACGTTGACCTAGTGGGCGCTACTCGGCTAAAGCCGACCCTAGCGAGGCGTAGCTGTCTCGTCGCTTGCGTTGACGCCTCAGGTATGGTCTGCGGAACACCCCAAGCACTCACGCGGCTTGCGTTACGGCCTTGTTCACACGACAGGCAGTAGTGCGGGAATCCCGGCCAAGGCCAGGAGACCCTGCCGTCCTTAACGTCCACGGGTCGGACGACAGAATGCTCTGCACACCGGAGCCATTCGGGGCCGGGCCTACTCAGCGCCTTATGAGGGCGCATGTTCTCACTTCAGGTTGTCGAGCTTCCTCTGCGCCTTCAGCACAGCCAGCTCGGCCTTCTCACGCTTGGTCAGCCCAGCTTCGGCCGCTTTCTGAGCAGCCTTGGCCCGCTCCACCGCCTCAGCGGCTGCGATGGCCTCAGGCACACCGGCAAACGCACTCGTCGCAGCGGCACACACAAGGGCAATGCCCACAATCGACATGGTGAACAGATGACGCATTGAACCTCCTAGGGCAGTGCGGAGCGCACTCCAAGGACCAGCCTTGCGGGCTGGCCTATGGGCTGTGCTCGATTACAGCGGGGCTTCTTCCTCGGTCTCAGCAGCCTCGGTCGCCAGCTCTTGCAGCTTGGTGATGAGGTCGCCATGCACCAATTGCTTACCCTCAGCACGCTTGATGATCTGGTCGATGGCCTTCTTGACATCGAACACCGGGTCCACCGCCGTTTCAGGCGAGAAGTTGAACCACGGATTCTTGGCAGCCTCGATCAGGTCATAGGCGCCATCCTTGTCGAAGACCAGCGGCTTCGTGCTCGCCTCTTGACCCTCGTTCTGCTTCAGCTTGGCAAAGGCCAGCATCCATTCCTTCATGGACTTGACCTTGGTTCCCTTCGGCATGGCGAGGAGCAGGCGGTTCATCGGGCCGATGTCGTCATGCTTGGACATGAGCGACAGAGCAGACATGGCGAGGAGGTGGCCTTCAGCAGCCCACTTCTTGCCCTTGGCACCCCACGCAGCGATTGCCTTGTCCAGATCAGCATTGCTGTCGATCAGCTTCATGGCCGGCGCGGGCTTGGTGTTTTCAGTCATGGTACGCACTCCTAGTGATGGAACCCTGCGAAGTGCAGGGACTAGGAGGCAGTCAGCGCATGAGGGCTTAAAGCCAGTCAGGGTAGGAGCGTACTGCCACCTAGTCTCTACACTCAGTAGAGTTATCCGTAACCTAGACCGGCAGGTAAACTGCTAGCTAGGCTGCCCCGGCTTTACGTGCTGGGTACTGGTTACGACGCACGGCGGTATTAGTCAACATCCAGAGCCCGTTGCTCACATCCAGGCTTACGCCCATCCATGAGTACCTGCACTCCATCCATTGGTCCCGCGACAGATAAGCTCTGCCTTGCTGTTACTGACATCCATCGCAGGTAGCCTCAGCACCCTGCCGCATAGAGCAGCCTTAAAGAACGATCTAACGGCCTGTAGTCTAACACAAGCCTTCTAGCCTGTCAACTCACCAGCGACAGATAAACAACTCTGTCACTAGCTAGCATACAGTCTAACCTAACCTGTCCGCTATGTCAAGCGTTACTATAAGCTATGAGTCGAAGACTCGTCGCTCTCTAGAACCTCTCAGCCTAGCGAACCTCTACTCTATCTGAGAACCTAGAGCCTGTCAACCCTCTACAGACTCTTGACTCTCTAAGCCTCTACAGACTCAGAGCCTCTAGTCTATCTGAAGCTCTCTAGCCTGTCAAGCCTCTCTAAGCACTCTAGAAGGCTGTGAGTCGAAGACTCTACGCTTCTAGAAGGCTCTACTCTAACCCGTACTCTCTACCTTGTCAACTAGGACAGAGGCTCTCGTCTGACTCAGAGACTCTAGCTCTGTACTCGTCTAGCCTCTACTCTAGCTCTGTACTCGTCTAGCCTCTACTCTAGCAGACTCTGGGAGGCTGTGCAAGCCC